TTTTTTATTTTTTTTTTTTTTTTTTTTTTTTTTTTTTTTTTTTTATTAGAAAAAATTTTTGACAAAAAAAATCCCCAAATTTTTATAATCTGGGGAAAATTTTATTTTTCTAATTAATTCCAATTGACATTAGAGTTAATGTGTCTTTTATTCTCTCTGGAATATCTGAAGGAAAAATATGTTGTAAGTATGGTGCAAAATGTCTTCTCCAAAATTTCTTAGTTTTTCTTTTATCAGAAAAATGTAAGTTGAAAAATTGAGTAGGTGTCCCACCTCTAACCATTAAGCGATCAGAGTATAAAACATACATCAATTGAATCATTTGAAATCTAGGGATTGTTATATATTCCCTAGAATCAAGATGACAAATTGATACAGTTTGTTTTTGTGGTTCAATAATTGAAGTCATTTTGTTTGATCCTTTTGTAGTTGGTTTACTTTTTTAATTAATCTTTTATTCTCATTTTTTAATTCTGCAATTTCACTCGCAGAATCCATGAGTAATTTTTGATAGTAATAATCTGGGTTATAGTATCCCATCGTTAAAACTCCTTAGTTAATTTGTTTGTTTCTTCGATATATTCACAGGCTTTTTGATAACCTGATAAACAATCGTTTTGAGTCATCCGATTTAATATCGAACTTAGATATAAGGTACTAGCCAAAATAGCTAGTAAATAAAAAATAAAAAATTTCATTTTTGGAAGGGATAAATGGACTAACAAAAGTTAGTCCAGGTATTTGTTTATTGATCTAATACTAACTTCATATAAGTTGGTATAGATAAGAAAAAATCAAAGTGATCATCATAGTCAAAAGGATTAATTTTTAACCATAGTCTTTTAGATTTTTTTGAAATACATTTCTCATATCTAATACCTTTTAATATTAGAATTTTTTCGTATTTCGGATAGATACATTCGCAACCGATCATACCGCTAGATCATATAGATCATATTTAATTCTTAAAGTTTCTCTTGTTATAGAGTCCTTAAAAAATAAACAGTTAGGCCACTTCGGATGCATCCCATTTGTTGCTTCCAAATACTGCATGTAGTTTTTAAAATAATTTTTTTCAATATATTTTTTTGATAATGCAATATCAAAAGCTAAATTAGAATTTTGAGTTAACTCAATATTTAAAACTGAGCGAAGTTTCTCTAGTTGTTTAGAGTCCATAGGATTGTAAGATTTAATTTTCTAGGTATTTTTATTATCTTTTCCTTTTGTAATTCTCTAAGTGATATAGCTATCGAAATAGTACTAGATACAGTTAGAGAGAAAAAGACAAATAGATTAAAATCTTATTTTGTACATAGGGAATAAAATTTATACACCATGTGCCAATTATGATATTAACCATATTTATAATATACCATTATCTGATATCAAAGTAAAGTAAACATGATACTTATATCACTATTATATTACATGGGGGAGTGTATCAAATGTTACTAGATATATAGCCCAGGCGGGCAACTTAAATATATTCTCGAAATCTTCGTTACTTATTTTCTACTTTAATGGAAAGTTCTGGAGCTTGGATGTTAACTGTTTCAATGGATTCGCCTATTACTTTACCTAGAGAGTCTAGAATCTGTGCTGCGGTCTGTAGTTGACCTTTCTTAACTGCTTTGTTGAAGAGACGTACTCTCATGGCTTGTAGACGTGGGAGCATATTTTCTCTATCTTTATCCCAATCTTCTGTGTTCCAAGTTTTAACTCTACCCCAATCTTCCCAGGCTGTTGTTATGGATATTTGTTCAATTTTGGAATGTTCTATTACTAATTGACGAGTAGTTTGACCTTCGAGTTGGCGAGAGTAAAGACGTTGTGCTCTTTCTTGAACCTTTTCTGCTGTTGATCTAGCAACGAATCTAGGTCTACCACGTTTATTGGCTTGAGCTATAGGAGGAGTTATATCGTTAGGGAAAGTAGAAGAAGCCACGGACTTACTTGCGAAGTGTATTTAATGAAATAATAACCTAAAAAAGGTGGAATGAGCTATAAATAGGGGGTATTAGTTGAAATTTCTGTTATTTTTAAGTGTATGACGGTAAAAAACAAACCAGAAATCAGTTTAAGGTATGCACAGGGGGAGGTATTTAATAGTGAGAAAAGATTTAGGGTGTTGGTTGCTGGAAGAAGGTTTGGTAAATCATACTTATCCTGTATTGAACTGCTCAGAGGGGCAATCAATCGACCTGGTGAGGTATATTTCTATTGTGCTCCTACTTATAGGATGGCAAAGGATATTGCGTGGAAAGAGTTGAAGAAATTAGTGCCGAAGGTATGGGTACAAAGTAAGAATGAGACAGATTTAAGGTTGGAATTAATTAATGGATCGACTATTGAGTTAAAAGGTACTGAAAATGCGATGGCATTGAGGGGAAGAAGTTTAGCTGGTGTTGTTTTGGATGAGGCTGCATTTATGGATCGTGATGTATGGGCTGAAGTCATAAGACCTGCATTAGCCGACAAACAAGGTTGGGCATTATTTATTAGTACACCTGATGGTACTGCCAGTTGGTTTTACGATATGTGGTGTTATTGTGGCGAGCAGGAGTGGGATGATTGGCAGAGATGGAGTTTTACTACGATTGAAGGGGGTAATGTAAAGGCAGAGGAAGTTGAAGCAGCTAGAGGACAATTAGATGCGAGAACATTTAGACAGGAGTTTGAGGCTAGTTTTGAGAATCTTACTGGTTTAGTTGCTGTTAGTTTTACTGATGAGAATATTGATAAGGAAGTACAAGATTTACATATGATGCCCTTGTTAATCGGTTTAGATTTTAACGTAGACCCTATGGCAGGAATTTGTGCATATAAGCATGACAATAACCTATATGTGTTTGATGAAATCATGCTGACGGGTGGAGCTACCACATGGGATTTTGCAGAAGAGGTTGTTAGAAGGTATGGGGTGGAAAGAAGAGTTATTGCTTGTCCTGATCCTACGGGTAGTGCAAGAAAAACAAGTGGAGTTGGTGTTACTGATCATACTATTCTCAGACGTAATGGTTTTACTGTTTTGAGTCCTAAAGCACCCTGGAAGATTAGAGATAAGATTACTGCTGTTAATACTGCTTTGTTAGATGCAAATGGAGATCAAAGAACATTTATACATCCAAGATGTAAAGAGTTAATAAAATCACTTAGAACACTTACATATGCTCCCAATACAGGTTTACCTAATAAGAATTTGGGTGTAGATCATGCTTTTGATGCTTTTGGTTATCTTTGTCTACAGCAATTCAATTTGGCAAAACCAGAGACACTAGGTCAAACTTCGTTTAGAATATATTAAGATACCTAATTCTTACTATGCCTTACCATACTGGGATGAAAAAGAAGAAGAAAAAGAAAAAGGGAGGTAAGAAACGTGGCGAATGTTCCTGTAAATAAAACTTTATATTCAAGAGTAAAGTCAGAAGCTAAACGTAAGTTTGCTGTCTATCCTTCTGCTTACGCTAATGCTTGGTTAGTCCGAGAATATAAAAAGCGTGGCGGTACTTACCGAGTGGAGAAAAAACGTGGCAAGAAGTAGTGGTGGATTAACCCGTTGGTTTAAAGAAAACTGGGTTGATGTAAAAACTGGTAAACCTTGTGGTCGTTCTAAAGGAGAAAACAGAGCTTATCCTGCTTGTAGACCAAAGAAACGTGTATCAAGTAAGACACCTAAGACAGTAGGAGAAATGACGAAAAGTGAGAAAGAAAGGTTTAAACGTGAAAAAACTGGTAAAAAGAAGATAACCTATCAACATAGGCGAAAAACTACTAAAAAAAAGAAATGATTGAGATTACTGATGAAATGCTTGATGCTATTGAAGCAGTTAAAGGCAAACGCAATCCTGCATTATGGGATAACAGATGTCAACAATATTTGCTAAATAGCAAGAAAGGTACTGTAAAAAAGTCAACAACAAGTTAAACTATCTATAAATACTCTTTTTTCATTGAATCATGGCATTTTTTCGTGGCGAGGAAGGTTCTGTTAAATTCATAAACGGATCTGGTTCTGTAGCAGCAATTACTTCAACTACAGCTTGGACACTTGATACAACAAAAGACACATTAGATGTAACTGCTCATGGAGATACATCAAGAAGTTTTGTTGGTAGTTTAATTTCTGGTTCTGGTACTGTTGATTTCTTATATACAGCAGCTAGTGGAGATGAAACAGCTAATCTTCTTGCAGATGTATTTACAACAGAAGATGCTGGTGATGCACAATTTGAACTATTTTTAGATACCTCAACCAGTAAAAAAGTAACTTTTAACGGAATTGTTACAGGAACAAGTTTATCTTCAACTGTTGGAGATATTTCTACAGTTTCAGTTAGTTTCCAGACTACTGGTGCTATTACTTCTGCTGCGTAATGCCTAAAAAATCTTATTCAGCAAAACAGCGTAAACTTGCTGCTGTTGCACCACCACGGGATAAGATTACTGGTGCTGACTTGAAAAAGTTAAATGCTAAAAAGAAAAAAAGGAAAAAGAAGTGAAACTCACTACTCGTCAAAAAAATAAACTTCAAGAACATTCTGAGCACCATAGCGATAAGCACATGGAGTTTATGAAAAGGCGAATGAGAGCAGGAGATACTTTTACCCAAGCCCATAAAAAGGCACAGGCAAAGGTGGGAAAATGAGAAAACGTAAAGGTGTTAGTTTATCTGTAGGTAGAGGAGAAAAATCAAAGAAGGGTGGTCTGACTGCAAAAGGTAGAGCTAAATATAATCGTGCTACTGGTAGTAATCTAAAAGCACCTGTTACTAAAAAATCAGGTCTTACACCAAAAGAAAAAGCTAGAAGAAAAAGTTTCTGTGCTCGAATGGAAGGTATGCCAGGTGCATTAAAAGATAAAAAGGGGCGACCCACTAGAAAAGCGTTAGCATTAAAAAGATGGAGGTGTTAATTGATGACTTATTCAATTCCTGGAGACATTAGAACAAAAATACAAACCTCTACATCTGTTGGTGGTATAGATAGTCCTTTTACT